TTATGGGTTCTGGAGATCCAACTTCTGCAGGAAGTAAGACTAATGCAGGTGCTACTTGGACAGCAGCAAGTTATACGGGTTGGGTTCCAACGGGTAATGTAAGTGGTGGAAGCACACCGAAGCAAATGTTTAATTTCGGTCAAAACGGAACCTTTGATGGAGCTATAACGGCTGGAGGCAACTCTGACGGGAATGGTGTGGGTGATTTTAAGTACAGTGTTCCGAGTGGCTACCTAGCACTTTGTTCTAATAATCTTGAGGCACCAGAATTAACAGATCCATCGACTAATTACCAAACTCAGTTATATGCAGGAAATGGAACTGCTATCGGTTCAGGAGGCAATGCGGTAACCTTTGGTGGCAATTCTGATATGCAACCTGATTTTGTTTGGATTAAAAATCGGTCTGCTGCTGATGACCATTCCCTTTTCGATTCAGTTAGAGGAGTAACGAAAGAACTGGAACTACCTTCTGCCACAGATCAGACAACACAATCAGAAGGATTGACTGCCTTTGGTAGTGATGGATTTACAGTCGGAAATCGTGACCAAGTGAATACAAGTTCAGAAAATTTTGTATCATGGAATTGGAAAGAAAGTGCAACGGCTGGATTTGATATTGTCACATACACAGGCACAGGAGTGGCACGTACTGTTAGCCATAATCTTGGTGCAGTTCCTGATATAATGATTGTGAAGGAAACAGGAGTTACAGGAGATACAGCAGATTGGTTTGTTTACAATGCACAGAATACTGGTGCACCAGCAACAGATTTTCTACGTTTTAATACTAATGCAGCTACAGCAGATAGTGATGAAATGTGGAACGATACTGCTCCAACGTCCAGTGTTTTCACTGTAGGAACAGAAATCGGTATCAATGGTGAAAATGATACTTACGTTGCTTACTTATTTAAACAGATTGAAGGCTATTCAAATTTTTATTATTACAAAGGAAATTCTGATGTAGACGGCCCCTTCTTTTATACGGGTTTTAAACCAGCCTTTTTTATAAGTAAAAGCACGGGTACAGCTTATGATTGGACTATGTGGAATAATAAAGCAAACACCTATAATCCATGTACTAAAAGGACAATGGCGAACAGTACTTCTGCTGAAATTGAAAGTTCAGCAGAGATAGATTTTTTATCTAATGGTGTAAAAATTAGAAATTCTAGTGTGGCAAGAAATGCAACTGGGGTAGCATTTATTGTAATGGCCTTTGCGGAAAATCCTTTTGGTGGCGATGGTGTGGCACCAGCAACGGCAAGATAGGAGAAGATAATGTGGCGTGAAATAGAAACAGGAAAGATTGTAAGGGAAGGTTCTTCTTGGGTAGATGCTAATGGGATAAAACACCCGCGTAACTGGCACATTTGGTCAGCGGATGAAAAGAAGGCTGCTGGTCTGGAAGAACTTATACCTGACCCCATTCCGAATAGCATAACATGGTGGTGGACTCAGGGTGCGGATGGCAAGGTGACGAAGACCGCAAAAGACTTAGATGATAAGACTGAGAACGGCACTGTAACTTTTGGAGTTAAGTCTGGTTTAATTGACCAAGTGAAGAAACAACAGGGTAACTTTTTAGCACAGACCGACTGGGCCATCATACGCAAGGCTGATAAAGGAACTGCAATCCCGAGCAACATACAGACTTGGCGGGATGCTATTCGTACTAAAGCTACCGCGATGGAAGACGCTATCAATGGGGCAGCGAATACCGCAGCAGTAGAAGCATTGTTCCTTACATGGGATAAAGAGGGTAATAAGTCAGGCATTTTATATGATTGGCCGGAGCTAGTTGAATAATGGTTACAATAAAAGACGTGGAAAGCCGAATTAATACGCATGAAGCTGTTTGTGCGGAGAGATGGAAAGAAACCATTTTTAGAATAAAACGCCTAGAAGTGATTATTCTATCTTCTGCTGGAGCTCTTATTCTTCTGATGGCCGGATTACTTTGGAAAATGTAGGTAGCTAAATGCCACTTGTGAAAGTACAATTTAAACCTGGAGTAAATCGTGAGACAACATCTTATGGGTCAGAGGGCCAATGGTTTAACTCCGACCTGATCCGTTTTCGTAAGGGTCGCCCTGAAAAAATGGGCGGTTGGGAACGTCTTAGCAGCAATACTATTGAAGGAACGGGAAGATCTCTTCATGTATGGGCGGCGTTGGATGGCTCCAAATACATGGGCCTTGGCACAGAAACCAAGTTTTATATAGAAGAAGGCGGTGCATATAACGACGTTACCCCTATTCGAGCTACCACTAGTTTGGGGGCGAACCCTCTTACAACAGGCACTGCCGGAACAGGAGCTATAACCGTCACGGCTCCGTCACACGGAGCGGTGAACGGGGACTTTGTTACACTTAGCGGGGCCACTACTACAGATGGTATAACGGCTGCTCAAATAAATACTGAGCATGAGCTCACTTTAATTGATTCCAATAGCTACTCAATCACCACTGCTGGAACCTCTTCTTCAGGATCAACGGCGGGAGGGGGTTCCTCCGTAGTGGCCACGTATCAGATAAACACGGGATTAAGTACGGTTGTCACAGGCACTGGTTTTGGTGCCGGTCTCTGGAGTGGGTTAAGCACGGGATACTCACAGACTACCTTAAATGATAGCGGGGGAATAAGTGATTCTGATACTTCCTTTATACTTACAAGCGCGGCTGATTTTGAAACTGCGGCCACTACAACGGGGGCTGATTTGACAGCCGTCAGTTCTTCTATAGCGGTGGCGAATTCCACAAGTTTCCCGAGTAAGGGGACTATTCTTATTGGTAGCGAAAAAATACGCTATGGAACTAACGTAGGAAATGTTTTTGGAGAATTGACCAGAGGCGATGATGGAACGACAGCGGCAAGTTCTTCGAGCGGCGCAGCGGTCACCTTTGTGGGATTGGTGCTGATTGATAACGAACTTATTCAGTATACAGGGAAGTCTTCCAACACAATTGATGCGGGTGTGGTGCGCGGAGCCAGGGGAACGACAGCGGCCTCTCATGCTGATGGGGCTGTAGTTAAGGAAGCCAACGATTTTGTGGGTTTTGGAGAGTCTTCCGCTACAGCAGCTGTTACAGGTTCTAACATACGTTTATGGAGTCAGGATAACTGGGGGGAGGACCTCATGTTTAACGTTTATGATGGTACTCCATACTATTGGGACAGAACATTAGGGCTAGGTGCAAGGGCAACAACCTTTGCTTCTCAGACAGGGGCCTCCGACGCCCCTACAATTACTCGCCGTATTATGATGTCAGGTACAGCCAGACATGCAATTTGTTTTGCATGTAACCCACAAAGTGAAACGGATCAAGATTTACTAATGGTTCGTTGGTCTGATCGAGAGGATGCTTTTGATTGGACACCTTCCGCAACTAATACAGCCGGATTTCAACGAGTTTCATCCGGTTCAGAAATTATAGCTGCTCAAAAAACAAGACAGGAGATACTGATCTGGACAGATGTGAATCTTCATGCTATGCGATTCGTTGGAGGTGAGTTCACGTTTGGGTTTTCTCTTTTAGCAGGTAATGTATCGATAATTGGACCAAATGCCGTGGTAACAGTTGGGGATCAAGTATTTTGGATGGATAGAGAAAATTTCTATGTATACTCAGGGCGAATACAAATAATTCCTTGTACTGTACTGCGATATGTTTTTGATGATATCAACTTAGAACAAAGTGGCAAATGTTTTGCAGCTTCTAATAAGATGTTTGATGAAGTTATTTGGTTCTACCCAAGTGCTGATTCAACAGAGATAGATAGATATGTGAAGTACTGTACTACAGAAGGGGCTTGGGATATTGGTTCGTTAGTAAGAACTGCATGGGTAGATTATGGGATTCATGATAATCCAAGGGCCAGTGGCACCGCTAGTGGAACTAATTATACTTATATCCATGAAATTGGAGATAACAATGATGGGTCTGCTATGACCTCTTTTGTAGAAAGCGGCGATTTTGATTTGGGAGATGGCGAGCAATTTATGTTTGTAAGCCGTCTTATACCAGATATTGATATTACAACAAGCAGTGGTGCGGCAGCCTCTGTCAATTATATATTGAAAACGAGAAACTTCCCTGGAGATAGCCTTACTACAAATTCTACAAATGTAGTTACGTCTACCACCCAACAATCCTTCCTAAGAGGAAGATCAAGACAGGCGGTGTTAAGGATTGAGAGTGATACGACAGACATTACTTGGACTTTGGGCGATTTACGATTAGAGATGCGCCCAGATGGGAGAAGATGATGGCTAAATTATTAGATCATAGTTTCCCTGACGCGACAATGGAGTATGATCCAGAAGCAACGCAGAGGTTTCTACGAGATATAGAGATGGCCCTTACAAAAATGGAGTTTCCTACGCGAGTAGAAGGAAAAGACGAGAATCAAGCTCTAACATGGTTTTTTAATTAATGGCTAGTTTTTATAAAAACGCAAAGGTTGACTTGACTACAACAGGAGTGACTACACTCTATACAGCTCCTGCTGCAACTACTGCAATTTTTAAATCTATCCTAGTAGCGGATGATAGTGGGTCTACTTCTACTATCACTGTAACGTTGACTGATTCAGCAACAGCGATATTTGTTCTTTTCAATGTAAAAGCAACAAGTGCCAATACTACTGTTGAATTGTTAACGCAACCATTAGTAGTACAAGAGTCAGAGGTTTTAAAAGTAACAGCGGCTAATGCAAACAGGTTACATGTAGTGGGGAGCTTTATTGAAATCTCCTGACTGTAGTATCTTTTTGTGTAAGAAGAAGGTATAAATTATTATGGCTATTCCAATGCAACCACCAGCACCTCAACAACAGGCTTCTGGAGTATACCAAAACCCTGAAGCGGCTAATGAAGTTTTGATGGGAAGGGGGCCTACTCCTGAAGAAACAGAGATAGCCAGTCGAATTATGAATGAAGGGTTATCAAGTGCGCTAGAAAATATGAATGCTCCACAAGGCGCTCCACCAATGCAACCAGTTTCTGATACTGGTCAAGTAGAAACTGAATCTGCACCTTGGGCCGCGAATGAAGTTCGTAGTGAATGGCTTTTGAGGAATAAAGATGAACCTGTTCCATGGGACCCAAATGTGACATGGATGGAGTATATTGATAAGGTTGCAAATGAGGACGGGCCAGAAGGGGCAAATGCTGTTATAGATAGCCAAATAAAAATTGAGGGAGGGCCTCCAAGAATAACCCCTGAAGATATGGAAAGAGCTATTCCAGGAACTTCTCCCGCCCCCGTACCTACGTTACCTACTGCTCCAATTCCGGAAGGAGAGGCCGTACAAGCGAACGCAGGGATCATGGCGGCGGCTAAAGGGGGGTTAGTAGGCTTTTACGGTGGAGGACTGAATCAGGCTCCTGTAGGAGCGCAAGTAGGAGCGCCCGCAGGAGCGCCCGCAGGAGCGCAAGTAGGAGAAGAGGAGTTCATGAATCTTGTCTCTCAATTAAGCAACGAAGCGGGTATTCCTGAGGAAGCTGTTGATCAAGTAGTAGC